GCCCCCCTGAAATTCAACATATGTTAGATTGGCGATGTGTTCATTTAAAAATTGATTAGCGACAATTGACAGCTGGTTGGTAATGCGAACATTATCAATTGTTGATTTGTCGCTATTTTGATGTTGGTAACGATTGGTTATCACGTCCCCTTTGATAGTCTTAGTAACTACTGTGGGTTCGTAGACTCCAGGTTCGATCTCCACATCTTCAATTCTAAAACCAGCTTTTCCGCTAAACTTCATGGATTATCCCCCAGGAACTCCAGTACGAGCAGCTTCAGATCCAGCAGCAGATCCAGCAGCAGGTTTGAAGTATACCGCAGATTTAGCACGAGTAAGGGCACCAGACAAGCGAGTTTCGATCAAGTATTTCTGTTTGTTGAAGTCGATATCAAAGTGTTCGAAGGTATTAACTTCACCACCACGGTTTGTACCGATTTGGTAGTCAGCAAGATTAACCATGATCATTTCTTCAGGTTTCAAGAAGTTTGTTTCAACGATTTCAGCAACACCAAACAATGAAGCAAGATATTCCTTAGTAGCAGGTTGTTGTCCACCAAATACCCATTGTTCATTTTTGTTACGAAGGAAACGAAGTTTTGTCAAGAATAGAGGGTTCATGTACAATGATGGAGTACCAGAACCAAGCATCTTAG